TTTGTGTAAAAGAAGTTGCTGTAAACTGTCTCGTACCCAACCTTACTTGGCTTGACTACAAACTTATACTTAGTCGCCCATGTTGGTGCGTAGTTCTGTACTGTGGCCTGTATCTGGTTCTTTGTTAAGCTCGCAACAGGTGGAACAAATATAGTATTGTACTCAGATACTAGAACGGTAGAACTCCTGCCGTACTCATCCAGGTATACAATCCCAGTCTCAAAGTCCCTGTCACTGTGTAGGCTTGATTTATTTATGTTGTTAGTAAAGCCCACCTTAAACGAACTAAAACTAAAGTACTCGTATATGTCAGTAGATGGAGTAGTGGCTGCAGAGTACTTCATCGCCAGCGTCTGTAAACTAAAGGTAGTTTGCCCAGAGGTAGAAGTAATAGCAAATCCCTGCTGCTCACTACTACTTGTAATAGAACTTATAATTTTTGTAAAATTACAGGTTTCTAGAGGAGCAGCAAGATTGGGTGCTACTAATCCTGCGTTGAACCTATCCGTTAGAGATATTCCCTCGTCAGCACTGCCTATTAACTCAAAGTTTCCGTTCTGTGAATTTGCTGGGTCGTTCAGTACAGTTCCTATAGCGTTCTCAAAATCCGTTGAACCAACAAAGTCAAACACATTTGCATAGTCCTGTGTGAGGTTTATGGTGATATTTATGTTAAGAGGAGAATTTTGAAACTCATCATTAGCATTGTAACATGCAGTACCTACTGTACCGTTTATTTGGTTGTGTTCAATCCTTATATCAAAAACTAACTGCGCCCCCCTTAAGAGTTGGTCTTCTACCTCTGCAAGGTCTACTGTGGCTAAAGAGTTCTCCACATTATTAGTAGTTGCTGATGGGTTTATAGTATAATCAACACCCTTGCTTAGTACAGCATTGTCTAGGTTTATAAGGCTTAACGATGTAGTGAATAGTGCTGTAGAGTAGTCTATGGGAATGTTCTGTCCGTTTATGTTTACTATGTCGTAGCCATCGGTATAGTTACCGTATATCAGCCTGTTGCCCATTATTGTTTGGGCCTGTGCCTTTAGTGGGACGTTGTCGTACAGCCTCAGTAACTCATCCGATCCTATTACAGAGTATATCTTACTGTTCGTGAACACATACTCCTGCGTTGCGTTGTCTGCCCAGCCGTAGTCTTCCTTCTTGAACCTCTCTATTACATATATCCTGTTAGTGTTAGAGTCCTTATACAGCAAGTCAACTTGAACAACCCTGTCACTCCCTGTGCTAAACTTTACCTTAGCACCGTTGAATGCATTAGACATACCAGCGTTGTCATAGCTTCGGGTATCGAACCTAAAGTTTGATGGCTGGAATGCAGGCAGACTGAATAAAGAAGTCGCACTGTACTCGTTGTTTATGTACCTGTACCTGTAGGCAAAGCTTATAAACCTGTCCTCCAAATAATTTTCTCCACCCACCACATTGATTAACTCAAACGTAGGTGCTGTCAGTGGAACTTCGCCAGTTGCTGTCTGGTCTTCAAAACCAGGTGGCTTTAGTATCACAGATATATCCTCCTCCTCTATACCATCCACATCCCCCGTAGGAAATTCGTATGTGTCGTTTACATTTATTCTCCTTGGTGGATTCTTTCCGTCCGTAAAGAACAGTAAGTCCTCGATCTTATCTACGCCAGTTATTAAATACTCTGGGTCAAACTTTAATACGTCAAGTGTTATCACATGGTATCTGAGCTGATTGTTCTGCGTGTTAAACGACACCACCATATCAACTACACCATCGGTAGCCACTGTGTTAGCGGGGTCATGAACAAACCAGTACATAGTCTCCAGCTGCCCATCGTCATACGCACCTAAGCATGTTGCCGAGCTTGACAGTGACTGCCCACCATACTCTAATGTAGTCAAGGAGTTGTTACCCTTTGAGTTCTCTACAGCACCTATCTCAGTGTTTTCAGTAGAACCCAGACGCACGTTTATAGCATCTACATATTCACCTGGTGGAAGGAGTCTCTCGTCCACAGACTTATTCATCCTACCTGCAATAAAGTTTGTATTTATTATTGGCATATTATTATTTTATCCATTTATCCTTGCCCCTCATGTTCATCAGAAGCCTGCCAGGGTGTATGTTACTTAGTCTTAATTTTGCGTTCCTTAGTAGTGATGACTTGTCTTTCCTTGCCCTGTTCACTACATACTCCTGCACACCAAGCCTGCCGTTTAAAATAGAGTAACGTATGTACGCATATATGTACTCCTCAAATAACTTATTTAAACTAACAGACGCATCGTCTCCGTTCTCCATTCCGTCAGAGACATACTCTAATACCACTGACCTCATGCTACTCCCAGAGCTAAAGTTTATTACCCCCGCCTTCTTGTCTACATTAAACGTGGGGTTTGAGTTTGCTGTCTCTGTATTCAGACCAAACCTTGCGCCAACCTGGTAATCAAAGTACCAACACCCGTCTACATTCCATCCCTCCTGCCCGTCATAGACACTGTTTGAGTTTAGGTATATACTCCTTGACCCACCCCTTATACGGGCTAGATCTATTTCACTGTCCTGAGGGCTTAGTACATTGCCGTCTTGGTCGAATAATAGGTTAGCATCGTTGTCTTGTAGGTAGGCCTTGGCGTAGCTTGTCTGTATGTTTTCAGTCAATGGACGCAGTACACCATTCCTCCACTCAGATATCCTAACCCAGTTCACAAAATCGGATGGCAAAACAAACCTATAGCTGCTGTCTAAGTCTAGCTGCAGTATCTTTATCTCCTTGAGTGCATCGTAGTTTAACTCCTGTATACCACGCTTTGCATGGAACAGTACCTGAAACCTGTTCAGGTTGTTAACCAACTCGTGGTTTCCTTGGTATATAAGCATGAAGTTATTAACTATATCCTCTAGTGTTACATACTGGTACGAACCCCAATTCGCATCGTTAGGGTTTCCCTCGTTGTTTGTGTAGTACTGGTACTGATTTATATATGCCATCTTAACTTGTTTCTTGTGTATCTAATGCTTCCTGTCCCTGTGCAAACTGTACAACATCTGCCTCCCTTATCTCTACTCCCGCATACTGTAAAATCTTATTAACTAAGTTAGGTTCATCTGAAAGCGGTAGCTCAAAGTCTTGATACAGTCCATCAGATATATTAAATATAGGGTCGTTACCAGAGGTCTCTAAGTAAGTCCAGCTAGGTACAAACGGATACCTAATATACTGAGCCAATACCTGCCCCTGTTCGTATACACTAGATGGGTATATCTTAGAGCTTAATGCGTTCTGAACATACGCAGGGTATGTCAACGTTGGCTTGGTTAGTATAGAGTTATCTAGTAAGGTTATCTTAGCCTGTGTTACCTTCTCTGCTTCCTTTAAGTTATTAGGATTATATACTGCGTAGTCTATAGGAGACGAAATAATATTTGTACTTTCCACCTGAAGCTGTGTCTCTGACACCACGCTCTCCACTAATGTGTTTGTTGGTACACCCCCAATACTATACCCAACAACATCTCCTGGAAGTACTCCGCTTGTTACAAAGGTAGCGTTTGTGTCTAGTATCTCGTTCTGACCAACCGCAAAGCTGGTTGTAGTACCCGTGGCCCTAATCGTTTGGTAGACTAACATCTTGTTAAGTAGGTAGTAGTCACTTCCGTTTAGTGTTGCGGTAGGGAGAAGGTACGAGCTTTTATTTAATGTAGCCGTACTCTGATTTTGTAGGGGTGCTAGTACCGTAAACGTGTCTATAACCTCCTCTAGTCCCTTTACTATATCTGCGTAACCAGTCCCTGAAGACCTGTTATTTTCTCTGTTGATCCAGTTGTTGTACTGATAAAAGTAGTCCTCAAACAAGTCCATCTGGGCTTGTAGGCAGTATAAGTTAAAGTCTTGGGGAGATAGATATCCGTAATTGTTTTTATTGAGTACAGCTAACACTGTATTTCTCACAGAATTTATCATCGATATTCTTTTTTACAAAGATAACAAAAAAAAAGAGGCCTAATTTTTTAAGCCTCTCTCTCTTTCTGTTTAGTTAACGCTACTATGCATTAACAATACTCGTCACTGCCTTTGGTAGAACCATCTCGAAGTACGGCTTCTGCCAAGAAGTTGCAAGGGCTACCTCAGTTGCCTTGATAATTGCTAAACAAACGTCACTAGCTTCTTGAGCTGCTGTAGTAACAGTAGTAGTAGTACCGTCCGTGTATTTAACAAGAACTGTTGTATCAGTCGCTGTCGGAGTAGTTATAGTCTTAATTCCTGTAAGCCCTATAAGCTGTCCTTCAACTGCACTAGCATTTGTAATCTTTAAAAACTTTACCATGATAAAAATTTAATGGGTTAATAATAGTCACAAATATAACTGTTATTAACTATTGCTACTTAAGCGTTTCTTTAGGAGCTTGTAAGTCTCAATGCCATCATCTGTCTGGAACAATGAAGCCACAATGTAGTACGGGTCTTCACCAAACGGAACGGTTAGTAACTTAGTTTTATTCTTTGGTAAGTTAAAGTAAACGTCTTTACCTGAGTTCCTAAACGACAGGTAAGAGTTATTAAAGAACTGAACAACATCATTGGTCAGGTCTAGCATAGGATCGTTTATGGTCTCCATAAAGTCATGTGGACTGTTTCTTGCATATACAAGTACATCCCTCTTGATCTCAGCGGTAGACATCTTGTCAACCGAAACCCCGATCAATACCCTTGCCACAGCCAATAACTTATCGCCCTTTAATTCCTTTGCAACAATCATTGCATCAACAGCCTTCTCTACCATCTCCAGCTCCTTGGACGCATCCCTTGACTTATCTACAACCTCATACACCCTCCCATTAGACGGGTGGTAGTGTAAGAACTGTTGCAGTACTTGGTTTTGTTTAGGTACGAATAGCATGCCATCCTCGAATACGATAGGCTCTAGTATAGCGTTACCATCCTGCTCGTCCTCGAACGGACTCTTTTGGTTTCTCGCATACCTCAGTGGCCTATTAAGTCCCTTGCCCTCATCGAAGTGTAACAAAGGTGATCTCCTAGAGTGCCTTGATGACAGCATATAGCTGAGTGGCGCACGGTCTTGTTTTAGCCTGTAAGTTTTGTCTACAAACTTTTGTGTTTTTTTCATTTGATATAATTTAATTTAGAATTAAAAAAGGGGAGACTGTTACATCTCCCCTAACATTACTACTTATTATGCATCTTGGAATAAGAAGAAGTTGTTTGCGCCTAATACACAAACTGCTCTCTCTGTCAAGAAGTTTACCTCCATAGCATCCAAAGAAGATGTCCTTGCTCCACCAGCTGAACCAGTGATCCAAGTTTTATAACGTCTGTCTTCAGTCTCAGAAGCTCTGTAACGAACGTGTAAGAAAGGACGCTTTGCATTCTTTCCTAGTACCTGGTCGTATACTGTAGTCGAACCAGCAGGAACTAACATTCCGTTGATCGCACCGCCTACAAGACCGCCTCTCATTGTTGGGTCGTTAAGATACTTCCAGTCAGACTTATAGAAGTCATAGCCTCTCCTGAATCCTGAGAACCCAAGATTTAAAGCCATCTCCTCATCATTGTCAAACAGTCCATATGAAGTACCACCAGCCCCGTAAGAGTTCTGAGCAGCTAACATGTCGTCCATATCAAACGAGAAGTTTCTGTTCACGAAGAGAACGTTCTCCTCGATTGCTCCCTGCTTGTCTAGCCTCTGTATAATAGAATCAAACTCAGCAAGCGTTGTTGGATTACCTCCACCAAACACGTTACCTCTCTGACCCACTACGTAGAACACACCCTCTGAACCGTTAAGGTTAGCTGCTGATAATCCAGCTCCAGTACCTTGGAAGAAGTCTCCTGCCCCAGAAGCAGCCTCTGCAGGCACGGCCTCAATCATTGCAGTCTCCATGTAGTCCTCGAAACGTAGTCTCGTGTCATGCTCAGACTTTAGATACCAAAGGTATCCGCTTACTCCGTCCTCGCCTGATACCTCGATCCATCCAATCTGAGCCATGTCAGAACCAGAGACAGCATACTTGTCCTTGATAATTATTGGCTTGTTGTCAAAGATTAGGTCGTCAGACTCGTTAGATCCTACCATGCCCTCAGTTCCCTTGTTGAACTCAGACCCGTAGATAAATATATCACAAGCTACACCCGCTACCATTGCTTGTCCAGCGGCCTCGTAGTAGGCTATTGTTACTTGGTTTGCACCGTTTCCACCTGATGTAGGAGCTACAGTGATCACACCCTTGTTAGTTAGGGTAGACCCAGGTGTCCTGTCAGATATCATTACCGTCTGTCCGACCCTTAATGCCGCTGAACTACCGTTAGCTAGGGCAGGGTTAAAGTTAGGCCCTGGGCTAGGAATAGTCCATACCCCAGTTAAAGCATTCAATACACCAGCTGATGTACAGTTTTGGTACTTTACGTGTAGTCTTCCCTGCTCTGCCCACTTGATAAGGTCAGAGTTAGAAGGCATCTCTGCTCCCACTAGTCTTAGGAAAGATGATACACTTCTATTTCCATATCTCTCAAACTCTTTCTCGTAAGTATCGGGTAGATACTGATTCAAGAAATCAAAGTTTGTGATATAGTTACTTTCCAACGGCACTTGCTGTGCTGATGGCTGCAGGTCGAAACCTGGCGTTGCATTTACTGCCATAATTTTTTACTTTTTTTTGTTAATTATTTTTTTAAACTTCTAATTTTGAGTCCCTTCCCGCTGCTTGTGTCTCCAACAGAACGAATTTTCAAACCATCTTTTGATGAGAGCTGAGGTGACTTACGTACATCCATGTTTATGTTCTTGGACTTACGTGTAACGTCATCAACCGCTGCTGCAACACCTTGTTCATAAAAGAACTGAGCAAACTTCTCTGGATTCATAGCAACCGATAAGGCCCTGTGGTAATCCTTTGTCTCGCTCAGTAAACCCTCCTTGTCTACAAACTTGTTTATAAAGTTGTTTACGTCAGACTGTTTGTTATACAGCTCTTCTGCTGTACCTGGTTTGTAATTAATCTTCTTTTCACCGACCTCAAATTCAAAACCTTTGAACTCGTTGTTAAACACTTCCTTAGTGCGGTTTAAGAAGTAATCATATCGCTTCTGATTTTGTTCAGCAACAGAATTAGATTCGTTTATATACTTATGATATGCACTTAAGTTTTCTTTCTGATCTTCAGATAACCCACCCCCACTTGACTCAAGAGGAATTTTATATTTATCTTTCTGTTCATTAAAAAACTTACGTGCTTTCGCAAGTTCTCTTTTCTTAGCCAGCTGTCTCTTCTTGATATCCTTGTCGTCATCAAGCTCATCATAGCCAAACTTATCATCCATCAAGTCCTCGATGTCTATCGCATCTAAACCCTCCTCATGAATAGCCATGTAGTCAGCTAGTATAGAGTTCTCGTCCATGCTATCGTAGTCCTTTTGTAGTTTATAAAAGTCCTCAATACCACGCCCAGTCTCTTTCTTATACTCAAAATACTTTAACACATCATCAGGCAACTGCTCGTTTGACTCTCTCGTCTCGAACAACTGATCAACTGAATCAATGTCCTTGTTATACCTTTCCTTTATATACGACAGAACACTGTCGTCATCTATAGTTAATGGCTCAGGTGTAACCTCTGGCTCTTTAGTTATAACCTCTGGCTCACTAGATACAGTCTCTGCGTCAGCAAAAGACTCTTCATGTTTCTTAAGTAACTGCTCCTCTATCTCAGCCTTTGATTTTTCTTGGTTTCCACCAACTTCTTTTACTTGTAAATTCATTTGATTTAATTTTGTACAAAGTTAATACATATTATATAATAATATTTTAGCCTACCTTGGGTTAAACTCAGCTAGATCAAAGCCATCTAAACTGTCCTCGTTAGACTCAAAGTTTATTGGTGGCAGGTTTCTCTTCCTCTGCTCAATCATCTTAGACTGCTGCGTGTTAGCCTGAGTAATCCTGTCAGACTTAGCCTTCTCCCTTGACTGCTCCCTCATATCTATCTGCTGCTGTTCTAAGCCCCTCATCTGCATCTGGTAGCCGAACTCAATCTCCATCAACTGAGCCTTTAGCTGCGCCTCGTTCTTTAGCTTCTCAATATCCATAGCAACCTCTGCTTGCTTTATCTGCATCTTAGCCTGTGTCTCTGTCTGTATCCTCATCTGTTCGGCTTGAGACTGTGCCATTACTTGCTGCTGTTGCATCTGTGCCGCTGCTTGTTGCTGCTGCTGTACTGCCTGCTGCTCTGCCTCCTGCTTTCTTTTTCTCTTAACCTTCAATAGCTGGTTAGCCATCTTTAGGTTATGTATCTCCCTAATGTCAATAGCGTCCTCAAGGTTTATATCCTGCTTGGATAATGCCATCTGTATGTTCTGCTCAAGCATAGCCTTCTGCTCCTCGTCTGGAGACATCTCTAGGAATATACCAAAGTCATACAAGTAGAAGTCCCTTAGGTCTTCTAACAGCCTTAGGTTGTACTTACCAATCTGCATAGCAAACTGATTCTTAAAGTTTGAGTACTCCAATATATCTGATGTCCTTATAACAATACCCTCAGCCAAACGCTTTGTTATATATAAGCTGCTGTTAAGTATGTGTCTAGTTGCCGTGTTAGAGCTTAGTGCAGCGAGCTTCTGTACACCAACCAACGCCTGTGGGTTAGGGCTTGAAGCATCCCTTGCCTCGTTCAATCCAGTAACCGTCCTAATCATGTCCATGTAGTGATTATAGTTACCTATCAGCATCTGTAGCTTACCTGACCCACTGCTTGATGTAAGCTGCTGTATCGGCTGCCTTGCGTTATTAAACTCACCGTCTTGGGTGTAAGACCTACCAACAACAGAACCTGTCTGGAAGTATAGCCTCAGTGCATCCTCAGGGTTGTAAGCGTTACCTGTACCCAAGTCTACCTCGTTTAATCCATCAGCGTCTATGAACACACCGTCTGGTACAACACGAGAAACTACCTGCTGTATCTTTAAGTGTGTCATCTGTATAAGGTCTGCAAAAGGAATCATACGCCTCACTAAAGATTCGTATACACCCTTGTACATCCTTGGCGCACACGCAACATAGTTAGGCAGTGCATGCTGAGAAGCTGACTTTGGTCTTACCATATTTTCAGCTAACTCCCACTTCAATAAAATGTTTGTACCCATCACCATGATACCATCGTACCATACCTCTATATTCTTTTCTACCCTCTCAAACTTACCCTCCTGCTGCATCTCAATGGGTGGGTTAAACTGGTCGTCCTTAGCCACAACCTTGTAACTACCGTCTGCCATCTCCTTCTTCTTGTAAACAAAAGAGTGTGTGGTCTTGTAGTTAAAGTACAGCAGGGTGACTGTGTCACGCTGGAACATAGAGTTCTCGTAGTACTGGGCGTTGTTGTAGTAGTTATACCAAGACTGACTGTATTTAGATATCTTATCCATATCCTCGTTTGATATGTCTGGGTCTATCTTAACAAGTTCTGCCATAGGTATAGTCTTTACCTCACCCCAGTAGTAGCAGTCCTTAAAGTATGGATCTTCTGTATAGCTGTACACAACGTTTGCAGGGTCAACATAGTCTAGCTGTACCCCCTGTCCTGGTAGGAACTGATGCTTTGCCATACTAACGCCAAGCGTCATAAGGTCGTAGTCGCATCTCTTTCTTATCTCGTTATATTGGTTCTGGTTTAGTATGGTGTCTATAGCCTCCTCCGCAGCAATCTCTATAGCTGGCTTATATTTAAGCTGCATATATAACTGAAGTTCCTCATCACTCTCAGGTAGCTCAGACTCTTCCGTCTGAAAAAGGTTTAGGTCAAAGTCTTGCTCTATCTGTTGAAACAACGGACGTGCAATCATCTCTCCCTCTATCATTTTCTGAAACTCATCCCTCTTCTCCGCTGACATAGCATCCTCTGCAAAGGCCTTCACCTTAAACAGCCTATCGTTTAATCCGTTTACTACTATGTCTACAAACTTAGGTATAACTGGAACAGGTGTCCAGTCTAGGTTAAGGTAACTTAGGTCTCCGTCTACCGCAATCTCGTTCTTGTACTTAGCCACAGACTGCTCACCACGGGCATACAGCCTTAGCCTATTGAACTCCCCCCACTGGTTGAAGAACCTACATGAACTATTGTCCTTCCTGAACCACTCGTACTGTATCGCCTGCCCTATCTGTAGGCCATACTCCATCGTATCTTTCTGTGCGTCAGTAACAAACTGATCAGGAAAAGCGGCTTGATTGATTTCTATTTTTACCTCTTTCATCTATTTATTATTCTACTGCGGGAATCAGTGTTGTTATATGTTGCAAATTTAATGCTTATTTTTTTATTTTCTTTTAACGGTGTATATAGGTGTTTTTGGTTAGCCATTATAGCCAGACCTGAACTTATAGACGCATCAAACTTTGTCCTGTTGTTGATATCAAACTTTGCCCAGTCCTCTAAGGTTCTTTCAAAGTATACGTCCCCCATGTCTCCCTCAGTTCTATATATACCAGTCTCATCTAGTCCTACATATTTTTCTATATAAGACTCAATAGCAGATGCGTGTGACTGCTTTACATCCTGGGATGTGTTAGGTATACCACCCAACTCCTTCTCTGTCTTAGACAGCTTTGAGTAAGCCTTGTCTGGTCGGTTTAAAGAGAACCCTCTATACCCCCTGTTCTTGAAGTGATACAGTAAACGAGGTTTATTGTTCTCACATAGGATAGGCATACCAAAGAACACACACGCCATCAATACCTCCTCAAAGAATATCTCAGCAGTCTGAGGCCTGGCTATGTACTCCAAGAAGAAATGATTACTTGGTATCTCCTCCATAGAAAACTTAGTCAAACCATGCAAAGATCCGTTAGACCCCTTGCCCACAACTACTCCAGATATATCGTAGGAATCGCATCCAAAAGTTCCAAGGTGTTCGTTGCCTGGAAAAAATCTACCATTCCTCCTTATTACATTATTCTGTAACGCAGGTTTAGGCATGTAAGTTACAAAAAATCTGCCTCTTTTATTTGGAGTCCAAACTACCTTGCTGTCCTTGATGCCATCCTTCCAACTAAACGAACCCTGAGTTACAAAGTGTTCCCTTATAAGGGAGTCGTTGTAATCTATCTGTTGGTATATCTTGGTTAGGTTAAATATAGACTGCTTACTCTCATCCCTAAAAGCATGAGACTCGCTACGAGGAAACTGCCTGTAGAACTCATTAAGTGCATCGGGGTCTGATGTTAGAGAACTAACCTCGTTGTCCCAGTAGTCAATAGCACCCTGACTAATAAGCTCTTCGTCAATACCCATGACTGGCTTGCTTGGTGTCTTTAACACAGGCATGCCATACACATCTATAAACCCCTCCATGTTCCACTCCATAGGAATGAATAGGTTATACAGTCCACTCTTAGTCTGTCCGTTTGAGTTCCTCTTAGATACGTCAGAGTCGTAGTATAGATGCTTAAAGTTTCTACCACCCTTGTCCAAGGCATTAGACGTAGAACCCATCATACATTTACCCACAACCTTGCTACCTAACCTAAGACATGTTTTAGTAACACGCCAGTTGTTTAGTATATTGTCTGGCTTGTCCCACTTTCCACTCTCGTCATGTATAAGTAGCTTTAGCTTCTCACCATCATAGCTGTTGTCTGAGGTGTTCTTCCAGTCAATAGTGGTGTCAAGCCCCTCAAGCTTTTCCTCTTCGTCTATGAGGAACATATTCTTTTTTGTAATCTTAGACGCAGGGACTCTGTAAGCAAGCTCTGTCTTAGGCTTATCCATACCGTCCTGTATAGGCTTAAAGAAGAATGGGTAGTTGTTTGATATGGGAACAACCTTGTCTGTAAACATCTTCTTTGCATCAGACCCTGTCTTTGACAGTATACCTACACGAGCATCCCTAGCAAGCGTAGCCATGTTTACACACTCCTCAGAACCCATGTAAGAAAACCCTGACCTCCTAATCTTTAGGTAGCATATACCAAAGCTTCTCTTGTCTGCCTTGCAAGCCTCCCAGTATATATAGAACACCCTATTGGCCTCCCTAAAGTCTGGTAGTCCAACATCAATCTTAGTCCACTGTAGATACATATAATGAGAACCTGTAATATATGTAGGAACTCCATTGTTATAGAACCAGTAACCTAAGTCCCTCCTATTAAACTCTTTCTCTATGTAGTCCACCCACCTCTCCTTAAAACTAAGGGGCATGTTGTGCCACTGAAAAATTGTTGATATCCTCTTTAACTCCTTGGAGTACTCTGATGCTTCCCAGTACTGAGACGCTTTTTCAGTAGACCTCTTGTATGGGTCTTTAGGTGTATGTGGTAGGGCAACCTTTAGGTTGTTTATGTTGTATATATCTCCGATAGTCCCGTCACGAGATATAACCACGATATCATACTTCTCATCGTAGCCATAGACCCAGGACTTGTGTCTGTTCTTTAGCTTCCTAACGCTTGAGGGTATAGTGTCGTTTACTTTTGTGTATAAGCTATTTTGACTTTGATTCTGCAAATCCTTTTGGTAAGTTATTTTTTTCTCTTTCCACGCCATTGATCCTGTCTTCCTCCTCCTGTATACGCTGAAGTATATCGAAGGCATCAAAGATAGCAAGCTTCTTAGCAGCCGCAGCGTTCTTTAGTCTGTCAGCCGCAAGCTCATCCTCTGGGTCTATCTTTATTATCTTCTCGTTGGCTACCTGAATCAAGTGCTGCACAGAGTTTTTTCCTGCTTGAATTATCTGTATCTTTAGTTCCCTTATATCCATACTATAGCTTGATGGTTATATTGCTGGTGTACATCCTAAACAACTTCTGGCCCTCTATATCAAACATGTACTCACTGAAAGGCTCGAAGCATATGTTGTCCCCCTTCTCTAAACCAAGCTCTACTAACTGGTCGTTGAGGTACACTAACTCTCCATGTAGTGGCTCTTCTTTTACCCCGCTGCCTATAATGTAAGAGTCCTTCTTTTTGATTGGTTTTACAAAGCAGTACTTATCAAATGCCTTCCACTCATCTCCCTTCTTGTATAAAAAGAACTGATCGAAGTCTACAATAAATAGGTTATCCTTGAGCCAGCTCCTGCCACTCTTCTGCCTGCCGTATATATCGTTATAGTACTTGAATACATTGTGGTGTACCAATATGGTGTCCCCTGGAGATACCTCTCCTTCGTACCCCATGGGTACGCTGACTACCTCTGCATAGCGATTAGCTACCGTGTGATCCTCCTCAGATACGCTGATGATTAAGTCCCTATCACCATATACCCTTATGTTGTCATAGCGCCTGCCCTTTACAGGCTTTACAATAAATGAGTATGGTGATTGCATTAAAAGTTTATGTTGTACTCCAGGGATATAGGCATCGTCTTCTTGAACTCCTTCCATAGCAAGACCTCGTCCTTATTGCGAATCCATATCCTATAAGAAAAATCCTCTTGGTCGTACTGAATCAGATGGATACAGTAGCTGCCGCCTAGGACATCCTGCCCTGCAATATAATGCATTGCCCCAGACTTATAGTCTGCTCCTATGGATATCTTTCTTATGTCCAAAGTATTAGATTAAAATGAAGTACCTATTGTTAGTACCCTGTAAAATATATTAACAAACATATTACCGTTACCCTGGGTTGGATTGGATGCACACTTTAACCTAAGTGGACTTCCAGCACCCATGTGGTAGTTTGAAGATGGCTGAACCAGTTTATATACCCGTTCATGTATGGTGTTCATATCTACCGCAGGAATAGTTCCAAGTGACACAGTATTATCAGGGGTATATATTATATACGTAACTGGAAAAGTATCAAGGTTTACTGCCGCCACCTGTAGCTGTGTTTCGGATATTACGTTTGTCACCACCGTGTTAGTTGTAACACCGCTAATTGTATAGGTTGCTATATCTCCAGGCAGTACCCCGCTTGTTATAAACGTAGCAGCGGTGTCTACTATTTTATTCTGAGGGTCTCCTGCTGGCCCTGGTGCTTGTCCCGTTGTAGTCCCCGCAGCCCTAATCGTTTGGTCAACCGCAGACACAAACTCTAGTGGGTCATTAAAGTTATATGCAGTTGTTCCTGGCACAGTGTTTACAGCTAAAGATATAACATCTATAACCTTATCAACACCAGGGCTAGGTATAATAACCTTGTTTGACGTAGATAAGGATAACAGGTCAGTAGGTGTGACCTCCACATGGGCAACCAGTGTGTCTATACCAAACTTTTCCTGCAGCTTGCCTATGCTACAGGACTTTGTCATTAACTTATTATCCTTGTCGGTTAATAGTATGTAGTCATCTGTGTCTAAGGTAGCAATCTGAGGGTATGCCGTTGTGTTACTTATCCGTGCCATGTTTTATTTTTTTTCTTCGGGTTGAGTTACCTCACCATCCTGTAGGTTGATGGTAGCATTCTTCCCATATTTTTCAGCAAGCAATAGTTCCTGCTCCTTAAAATCTTTTTGTACCAAACCAATCTCTGCGGTAAGTTGCTGCTGTTGAATTACAGTGTCTGCAATTGCAACCTTTATTTGCATGAACTTATTGTTTAGCTCCTGTATAGCTGTTAACTCGTCTGCGGTTAACATCACCTGTTCTTTACTTTTACTCATTATATTAAATTTAATTAGTTATCAGTAACACAAAGATAGTAAATTTATTGTTCTTCTAAAAGAATAGTATATATTGCATTTCCCCAACCTACATTAAAGTTGTTAGTACCATAAATCCAAAAAGGTCTTCCAGCAGAGATTTGGGCTGATGAGGTAAATGTAAATGTCCATGTATATCTGCCAACCCCCACCGATACATAGTCATTGTAATTTACAGTTATAGCTTCTATAGTAGTACCACTTGAATCCTGCATTGTCAAAATCCTTGTTCCAGATGTAGGAGCATTAACTGATGTATGAGTCATAGTAACACTTTTTAAATACGCATTAAATGGAGGGACTATGGTATTACCTCGCTGCCTTGATGTTTGTTCACTCTCAGTAGAAATAGGAAGATAATAATTACCATTACCTGATTGAAAAAACGCAGAATTAAAAGAGGCAGTTCTACTACCACCGCCTCCGCCTCCGCCTGATGCGTTAATAGTAACCGCACCAGTCCCGCCTGTAGGAGAAATGGTAATATTTGTTCCTGCTATTATAGATGACACACCAACACTACTCCCCTCATTTACCCAAGATGTACCTGTTGCAGTAGATGACAATACTTGTCCACTTGTTCCTGGTAGATTATTTGAATCATAATAAGCACCTGTGACCCTAGCGTTTCCATTTACATGAAGTTTTTGAGTAGGACTTGAAGTGCCTAGACCTGTACTGCCTCCTATTTCTGCACTACCGTCAACCTGTAAATCATTGTAAGTTGTGATATTCCCATCAGCAGTAATATAACCATCTGAGTAAATTCCTGTGTCCCCATAAAGTACTCCATTAGATAATATATTTCCAGTTACATGGAGTGGTTGTGATGGAGTTGTAGTTCCTATTCCTACGTTACCTGTTGAGTCTTCTATAACCATCCTTACCCCTGCAGCTCCTGAGTAGTCATAAAACCTCAAAAAATTACTTGATGACTGATAATCAATAAGCCACCTATTAGCTGAATTTTCTTTAAAAAAGAGTCCTGAATTAGATCCTGTTGCAGAATCCATAGTCATATATGCATGGGTGTCTCCATCTAAAAGAAACATTCCAATACCACTAATATGCGGCCCTTCAACTTCAAGAGATACATCAGGACTTGTAGTTCCTATACCTACGTTACCAGTTGATGAGATACGCATTCTTTCTGCTGCATTCACACGAAACTGTAGAGAATCTTCAGAATGACGGTATCTAATAGATCCAGCATCAGCATCAGAACTATCTCCAAAAAATATGTAACTACTTGCAGTTGTACCTCCAATTTGTATTCTAACTAAAGCATCATCTGAAGATCCTGTACCTGAAGAACGTACTCTAATAGAAGGATCGGTAGTGGCTTGTACATCAAGGAGATAAACTGGATTCGTAGTTCCTATACCTACGTTACCTGATGAATCAATACGCATTCTTTCAGTACCCCCATCTTCAAAAACTAAACTATCTTCTTTATATCCGATAGCCTTTTCTACATCTGTTCTAAAACCACCCCCTGCTGCTGAACTTTGAGATCCACTGAATTTAATATATGCCTCTGTAGTTGAAAGAGATGTGTCAGTATCTTGAACGAAAATAATTGGATTTGCTTTTTCAACATGTAGTATATTTTCAGGACTTGCATTCCCTATACCTACGTTGCCACTGGAGTCTATCCGTACTTTTTCTGTAGCTGATGTATAGAAACGCATTGCATTAGAACTATGTGAATACATAAGCTGTCCTGCGGTACTTGTTGTAGCATCCCCAAAGCGAATCCTATTATTAGCAGTAGTTCCCCCAATTGTCATTCTAATTGATGAATCATCTGAATTTCCTGTACCTGTAGACTTAACTCTAATAGAAGGATCGGTAGTTCCCTGTACATCAAGAAGATGACCAGGGGTAGTAGTGCCTATACCTACGTTGCCTCCATTAAAATAAGAATTTCCACTTGATAATAATTCAATTTTAGAAACATCAAATTTATCTTTTAGCCGCATAAAACCTTCTCCTAGTTGTGTTCCTACTTGGAAGATAGGATTATCAGATCCGTAACCACTTTCTACATTAAGGAATACCTTCTCTGCTGCATTGTTATCATCAAACCATATGTGCAATGGTGAATCTGGAGTAGCAATACCTATACCTACGTTTTCTGTTACCGTAAGCTCTCCATCAATAGACTGACTGTTTAAAAATCTAATTGCCATAGGGTATTAAATTGTATTATATTTTATAGGTTGGTATTATATCTCCTCCTCTGGTTCAGCCTCTACTGGCTCTTCCTCTACTGGTGGCTGTGGTTCTCCCCCCACAATAAGTGTCACTGATACTGGAGTGATTTGAAGATCAATACTATTCTGTATACCGTCCTCTACAGAAGTAACATCAAACTCCCCCATTGCACCCTTAGTCCACTCAACAACAATTTCGTTTGTCAAGTCCCCAAAGGGAATAAAGTCTGTAATGTCATCCGTGCTTAACGCCTGAGTACCAATACTCCTAGCCTGATAGGGATTACCCTGCGGGTCTAGTTGGTCTGATACACCCGTTACTATCCAGTGTACGTTGTACACCACATCTGAATCTTCCCCCACTAATGGGTATGCATCTACTGTCTTGCAGTCCCAGTTAAAAATTGTTGCCATAGTTTTTAATTTTAAGCTATTCTATTAATAAGTACCGTTACGCTGTTAGTTGCTATTGTATTGTTAAACGTTATTTCTACTTCATCATTGCTAGTCCTTTCTACATCGGCATAAATAGTAATACCACTGGCGTCATATAGCTGCACCATAACAGCCCTTGAACCTAAGCTATGGGTTACATCGTATACAGTAGCCGTTCCGTCACCAATTTGTGCAGAATAATTAAGATCAGATGATATACAATTTTCAACCGCTGTACAGAAGTCAGTTACCTGAGATGCTGTGATTGCAATATTCTGTTCTGCCAGTGACGTAAGCAAACCCTTTGCGGTTACCGTGGCAGAGAGAGACTTACTCGCAGAACCATAACTAGCGGCAGTTACACCCGTGTCATCCAGTGTTATGAACCCATTAGCAGTGGCACTAAAGTTTGCAGAGTCAAATCCTGCAACACCCTTCTCTGTAGCCCCGTCATTAGCTCCCGTGCCTGCAATGTTAGCGTCTGCAATTACAACCGTGTAATCCGAAAGAGATGGAGTTGAACTTGCCGCAATGTCTGAGTTAGCAAATATTAAGTCACCAGGCTCTAAGTTTTCTGTAAAGAAAGATCCCGCAACTGTTACGGCAAAGAAGTCACCCTGTGTCAAGGCTACGTTTGATCCACCCGTTAATGCAGGGGTGTTTGTAGATGCGTTGTATCCACCCTGGAATACTCCCACTCCTGCAACTAAGGACTGTACCTGTCCTAGGTTTACACCATCTGTACCTGCTGTACCAGTTTTGACATCTAATAATTTATTGTTCCCAAGGTCTACATCTGCCTCTGCATCTCCCCACTGGTCTAAGTGTACGTTGCTGTATAGTATTTTTTCGTTTGCAGTTCCATCTACGCCTACCAAGAAGTCTGTAGCGGGGTCAATAGTTGTAACCGTACTTAAGTCACTTAAAGCAAGATTTGTTGTCAAAATATCTGTACTACTAGCTACAGTGTTTATACCAGTCCCCCCCACTATACGAACTTGGTTTCCATCCGTTATTACCTGTGGCGTACCCGACTCTCCAGCTAATTCCCAGCTACTCATTGTACCTGCCCCTCCATCAGCAGCAGCAGTAATCCTACCCTGTGCATCAACAGTAATATCAGCGGATGTATAAGTACCCGCTGTTACAGCAGTGTCGTCAAGGCTTATTGTTACCGTGTCTGTGTTTGAAACAAGAGATGTCAGTCCTGTACCCCCAGCTATGTCTACCGTGTTCCCGTTTGATATAGTTTGGTTAGTTCCACTGTCAGCAGTTAAGTTCCACGTATATACCTGTGCAGACAGATTAATAGTCTGCAGCCTAACTCCAGTAACGTGTCCCGTAGTATTAGTGGTTACGGTGTCTATTGCAGTAAAGCTGCCTCCAAAAATAGGAGTAATGCTGGTTGTCGTGTCATTTCGTGTTGTATCATCGTGGTTGACTGTGACCACAGGGCCTCCTGAGTTTACGGTGGTTATATACGTGCCTCCGTTTACGTCAGTAATGTCACCCCCTGTTGTATTTATTACCTGCCAGTTACTACCGTCATAGTACTTCATCTGGTTGGTGTCTGTCCTGTATATCAGCTGACCCTCTCCAGTTAATCCAGACGGGTCTGCTGCTAGGTTCTGAACCTTGAAGTTCTGTAACTCTCCGTTTGTTAAGTCAACGTTGGATAGAAATCTTATTGCCATGGTATTACTTGTTCTTAATTAAAAAATGCCTTTCCTGTAAAGGCAGCCCTAAATGATATTGTTACTTCGTTTATACTGTTGTATTCTACCTGTCCGTTTACTAACGTATTGGCCGAGTCTACCACAGACACAGACGGAAACTTATTTAAGTTGTGGGTAACTACCCATGTATTAGAAGCTACATTCTGTGTGTACACAAAGTTTTTGTCTACTGTCTCACCCACTTGGTATGTAAGCAAAGATATGAAATAATCTTGTCCCACATCTATGCTCCCCTTACCCGCCTTATACGTGAGGAAAATGTTAGTAAAGTTATTGTCACCAAGGTTAGCTTCCTGTGAGTCCCACTCAAATATTGCCCACTGACTCATGTCGTTGCACTGCGTCATTAGTATCTCACCATCTGTAAACGGTGATTTATATAACGTAGATATATCAACAGGTGGGTTTGAGTTTAAGCTGTATGCGTCAAAATTACTCAGAGTGAATGAGCTTATAGAACTAAACAGAACCTGGTCAGCTCCGTATGGATCGAAGCTCACAGTTGCATCCCTCCTATCCCCCTTGTTCTGGTATGTGTACCTCAGTAGCTGACTCTGGATTGCTTTTTTGTTTATGAACTCAGCAACATCACCAGCGGTAAAGTTCTTGGTCTGCCAAGAATTTTGAGAGTCAGACCCAATCCACTTGTCTGCTGCTACTACGTTAGTGTCTAGTTCGTATGTTGCTATCTTTGCCATTAATCTTATTTAGTTATTGCCTTGCCCTTCTCATAAGACCTGCCACCAAAGTAGGCGGCAACTATTGTTAGGAGCAACATCTTTAATAAATCCTTCCACTCGTTGTCAACCGTAAAGTTAATAAATCCTGAGTCAATGAAAATAAGTATGACCGTGCTTAGTACCACGAACGCTAACGTCAGTGGCCTGATAGACTTAGAAAGTGCGTTGTCGCTTGACATGTCCGAAGACCACCTCTTAGTCACCTCCTGAAGCTCAGTGTTCTGGTAGTCGTATATCATCTGCTGAAGCTTTATCTTGTCCTCAGTAGAAATATCAGCCTTAGTTATCTCTGAAATAGCATCCTTGGGTGACACAACCCCGTCAAGAACCTTACCTAGTCCTGGGTTTATTATGTGCGCAGCCCCCAGTAGGATCTTACCTATTGTGGTCTCTTTGAATTTTTTCTTTGGCATTAGTTACGATCATTTACTTGTTTGTTTCTTGATCGTCTCTATTGTGTAATAACAGCCACTTGTTTATCGTATAGCCTATGGATACCACTAACAACACCAGTTTTAGTGTCATGTCAATAGTCGTTAAGGATATTGCGAATGTGCTTGCATTCAGTAGGTATAGTTTTATATCTGACATCCAAGCATTCATTTTACGTAGGTATATGTAATCACTAATTGGTCTGACCAAGTATTGTTCTGGTTGTACATAACTGTTACCATATTGCTACACAGTTGTTCTCTGCAGCAGCTGATGTTCCAGTTGTATACAGCTGGATCACTTGTACTGGTAGGTACTCTCCTACAGGGAAGTTAGAGAATGTTACGTCACTTCCTGACACAGTCTTTACCGTCACGTTCACGTAAGAACTTGCTGCAGTCATAGTGGCCTCACTGCTACCCACGTATAGTAAGCACCCCTCGGATGACTTTATCCTTGAAGATCCGTTAGGGCCTCCCAAGAAAATAGTATAGTTCTCAGGTGAAGTAAATATATCTTCACTTACTGATAATATTGTTGAGGTATCTATTGCTGTTACTGTAGCAACAGAACTGTCTGTAGTGTTATAAATAATATCACCTACACTTACATTAGAAAAGTCAGCTCCAACATCTACAAGTTTATTTGCAGTAGCGGCTGTTGTTGTTCCAGATAAAACTGGCAGGTCTGCAGCTGGTATTGGAATTGAGTCACTGCCCACAACCTGTAGTGTCATGCCAGTGTTAACTGTAATCTTTGGGTATGCCATCCTTTTATATTAGAGGGTTAAAAATCTCTTGTTAATCTTGCTTGTAAGGAAACTTACGGTTCAACGTGTCTCTCCTTGAAGCACAGCCACAGTCCTTTCCCATAGCCTTGCTTACTTTTTCTACAACGGTATGTATGCCTGTTGCCTTTGTTATCTTCTGGATTGAGTCTCCCAATCCCCTTGACTTATTTTTTTTCACAATTACAGTCGGCATTTGGACATCTTGTTACGTCAAACATTAAGTTAATCATTAGGCAGTTCCAGTTACACTGAGTCCTGCACCAAAATTCTTGAACCCACAGGCCCATCCTTATTAATAATTTTCCCATTACTTCTTTATAAGTTTACCTAAGTGATCCTTAACCTTGCCGTCCTTTATACACTGGTGGTTGTAGCTCATAGACTTGTCGCCACCGTATGCATGCCCAGACTCCTTCTTGGACATTCCCTTGCTCTCGTCTCGTCTTGATTTCATTGACTGAGACTTTTTTCCGTTCCTTGCTCCAAGTGACTCATCGAGTCTTGAATTGTATCCTTGTTTCATAATAATTTATTTAATGCAAATATACTAATATTTTCCTTGCCTATTCTTAGGCGATGACTCAGTGCTTCCACCCTTCCCTGCCCATAGTTTTTTACATGACCAGTACCTTGCAGTCATCTTCGATGTGGCAGTCGAACAGTTGTGCCTAGCCTTGAAAGACTTCCTTGCCTTAGCAGAGTAGTTGTGTCCGTACCCCTTAGCACCGAAGTGTATAAGCTTCTCCTTGCCACCAGCACATGCCTTGACCATTTTCTTCTTGCCTGCCCTGTCACTTGCCCTGACGGAGTTGCACTTCATTTTACTTTTATTAGCCATTACCTTTTAGTGTGGGTGTAACCTTTTTTCTTTAGAGCCAGATGTTGCTTCATAGTCTTGGCTACCTTTTTAACACCTGACTTGCTGTACATGTTATGTACCTTGAACTTTGCCATTACCTTTTATTTTTTTAGTTACCTTACTCCCTTAGTGTTCCTAACAAACTGCTTACCCTTTGCCCCCTCCTTCTTCTTCTTCCTTGCGGTAGCAGCTAGTTTTCTTTTTGATAGTGAACGAGCCTTTGCCAGGGGTAGACACCTGTCTGGGTTCTTCTTATTCTTAGAAGTACCGCACTCTCCCTTTATCTTTCCGTCAGTACCTATACGTACCCACTTCTCGTCCCTCCATTTCTTTAACTCTCCCATACCTATGATCCGCAGCCAATACAGTCAACGTAACTGTGACTTGGTTTTACTCCGTTTATTTTCATCTTGAGGTTATGTATCCTGTCTGCAATCTCCATCTGCTCCTCAAAGTTAGTTGTCTTATCCTTAAGCTCCTCAAGAGCCTTTATTTCCTTTCTTTCCTTTTCCATAGTTAGGATCTTTACAGTACTTTGATGCAGCCATGTTTGCGTATGCCGATGGGTACTTGTCAAACGTTCGTTTAGCCCAAGAGATTCCTGCGTCACATATTTTGTTAGACTTTTTTTTAGTCCTGCCCTTTGCCATTACCTCTTGCCTCTTTTGGTTTTAACAACCACTTTTTTAGTTGTCTTCTTAGGGGTAGCCTTGCCACCGTATCCCTTCTTCTTTGTAACTGTCTTCTTGCCGTACATCATTGGTTTATAGTTTTAAATGTAAGTATACTCTGCTGTGGCATCAAAACTTGGGCAGGCTTTCGCTGCAAAGTCTCGATGGCTATGAATTTTTGCACCTGGATACATCTTGCGAAGAACCAGCAATAATTCTAATAATGACTCTATCTGTTCTGGTGTCCTAGTGTCCTTCGGTGTCTTGCCGTCAGACTCTACTCCCCCTATGTAGCACACGCCTATAGACTCACAGTTGTGTCCCTTTGTGTGTGCGCCACACTGGTCTACCATACGTCCCGTCTCGATAGTGCCATCCATCAGTACCACGTAGTGGTATCCAATACCTTTCCACCCCCTATCCTTATGCCACCTGTCAATAACCTCTGCGTTTATAGAGTCATCACACTCTCTAGTAGCAGAGCAGTGTATAATGATTTCCTTAACGTCAGATGATTTCATTCTATTAGTTTTGTATATTTACAAAAGTAATAAATTAAATTAAATGTTTTATGGGCGTAACTGTTAGAAACACCTCACGCAAGCAGCCAGAACACGACTACCTAAAGTACTGGAGCGTGGTAAAGTACTGGGCAAAAAGGAAGTACGATGTCACAACCGCTGACATCGAGATGATGATGTTCCTGTACAGCGAACATCTTTTCAACAAGACAAAGTTCGAGGAGTACCAGGAGATAATGAGCTGGGACAAGAACAGGTTCTATAAGCTTATAAAGCAGGGGTGGATACACAAGTGGAGGAACAAGAAGGGGAAGGAGGCTGCACTATACGAGCTTACGTACAAGGGTAAGAGGATGATTAGCAATATATATGGAAAGCTGAACGGTGAGGAGTTCCCAGAGAACTACGTGAACAACCCTGTGTTTAAACACGATGTTAAGTTCAGGGACAAGGTGTTCCGAAACCAGATGAAGAAGATCAACAAGGAGATAAGGAAGGATCGCTAGATAACAACGACCACGTCCCTCTCGCTTATAACCGTGTATATCTTGTCGTTTATTAGCATCGAATGCCCAGCCGCCTTGTCGTAGTATATGTCGTCACCCTCCTTGATGTGTTCAACCAGAGTCCCTGGCTTGATTACCTTACCCTGGTGATACCTCATAGCACCCACGTCCTCTGCGGACAGCAGTATGCCTGACTCGGTCTTGACCTCGGCCTCTACCTTTGTGATCACTATGTACTTCCCTATTGGCTTCATATTATTTTCAATTCAATTATGCTGTCTAGTATCATGATGTTACCCTCTTGTGTGTTACGATTGCGTTCGTTGATAGTATGGTTGTCGCAACGCTGCTTGCGTTGAGCAGTGCGTTCCTTGTGACCTTTAGCGGGTCAATCACACCAAGCTTGAACATGTCACCGTATCTCTCGTTCTTCACGTCAAACCCTGCGTTCTTGTTCTGAGCGTTGTCTGCGTCAACAACCCCAAGCACGTCCTCTGGGTTTATGCCTGCGTTCATCAGTATCTGCCTTATCGGTGTGCGTAGTGCGTCACGTACTATGGCGTATGCGGTCGAGTAGTCCAGCGAGTCGCTGTCCTTGTTCTCAAGCCTGCTGGCTATCTGGTACAGGGCTATGCCCCCACCTGCAACTATGCCCTCCTCAAGTGCGGATCTTACTGCACACACTGAGTCGTCCACCCTGTCAAACTTCTCCTTCTGCTCCACGTCTGAGTTACCGCCTACGTAGATGCAGCCTATAGCACCAGCGAGGCTCGCAATACGCTCGTCAATAAACTT